CAAGGATTAGTTGGTGGTGATTACACAGATGCAATTGCATTGTTATCAAATGTAGATGAGTACAAATATAATGTAATATCTATTCCTGGTCTATTAGCTTCAACTCACGCTACTCAAACCACAGCTTTAGTAAACAATACAATTGGAAGAGGTGATGCTATTGCAATTATAGACTTGGTAGGATATAACTCACAAGTAAACGCAGTAATAAACCAAGCATCTGGATTTGATTCTAGCTATGCTGCTACATACTGGCCTTGGTTACAAACTATTGATCCTAATACAGGTGAGGCAGTTTGGGTACCAGCTTCAACAATGATTCCAGGTGTATATGCATTTACTGATGCTTCAAGTGATCCATGGTTTGCTCCCGCAGGTATTACCCGTGGTGCATTAGGTCAAGTAATTAGAGCTGAAAGAAAATTAACCGCTGGAAATAGAGATGATATATATGAGGCAAATGTTAACCCAATTGCTACATTCCCTGGAAGTGGAGTAACAGTATTTGGCCAAAAAACACTTCAGAAACGTGCTTCTGCACTTGATAGAGTAAACGTAAGAAGATTATTAATTGCCCTTAAGAGCTTTATAGGTCAAGTAGCAGAAGGATTAGTATTTGAACAAAATACAGCCGCTACTAGAAATAACTTCTTAAGCCAAGTTAACCCATACTTAGAATCTGTACAACAAAGACAAGGTTTGTACGCATTTAAAGTAGTAATGGATGAAACTAACAACACAGCAGATGTGGTAGACAGAAACGAGCTAGTAGGACAAATATTCTTACAACCAACTCGTACAGCTGAATTCATTGTGTTGGATTTCAACGTGTTGCCAACTGGTGCAGTTTTCCCTGCATAAGAAGTTAGAATTTAGATATTTATAATAAAATAAAGCACATATAAAATGGCAGTATTAGATCCAAACGAAATATTCTTCACAGCTTTTGAACCAAAGCAGGCGAATAGATTTATAATGTATATAGATGGTGTTCCCTCCTATACCGTAAAAGGTATGGGAGCGGTAACATTAACTCAAGGAACAGTAGCTCTTAACCACATTAACGTACAACGTTTTGTTAAAGGCAAAACTACTTGGGGACCAATCCAATTTACCCTATTTGATCCAATCACTCCTTCCGGTGCACAAGCGGTAATGGAATGGGTTAGATTGCACCACGAATCTGTAACTGGTAGAGATGGATACTCTGATTTCTACAAGAAAGATTTAACATTCAACGTGTTAGGCCCAGTAGGTGATGTAGTATCTGAGTGGATTATTAAGGGAGCAATGATCACTGATGCCAACTTTGGTGACTATGGTTGGGATACAGAAAACACAGCCATTAACTTAACAATGACTGTTCAGCCAGATTACTGTGTATTGAACTTCTAATTAAATTTTTTATATAAATTTTTTAACCTACCCCATATCGGGGTAGGTTTTTTTATATATTAAAAAAATAGTTTGGATTCGTAAAAATCCTTTATTACCTTCATATTTATCATAGAACAAAAGTTATTTTAAAACAAGTATATGGCCGAATTTAAGTTACCTACCGAAACAATCGAATTACCCTCAAAAGGTTTATTGTATCCTTCCGACAGTCCACTTTCTAGTGGTACTATTGAAATGAAGTACATGACCGCTAAAGAAGAGGATATCTTAACCAACCAATCCTATATTCAAAACGGAACAGTATTGGACAAATTGCTCCAATCCCTAATTGTTACCAAAGTTAGTTACGATGATTTGCTAATTGGAGACAAAAATGCAATTATGATTGCGGCCCGTATTCTAGGATATGGTAAAGATTATAAATTCATGTATCGTGGAGAAGAAGAAACAGTTGATTTATCTCAAATAGAAAACTCCCCACTACACGAGGAGGTACAAAAAGCTAAATCCAACGAATTTGCTTTCACACTCCCAGGTTCAGGCAACGTGGTTACTTTTAAACTATTAACTCATGGAGATGAGAAAAAAATAGAACAGGAAACAAAAGGGCTAACCAAAATAAACAAAAACTCTTCTACCACTATTACCACCAGATTAAAACATCAAATTCTTTCCGTTAATGGGGAAACAGAAAAACCCAAAATTCGAGAATTTGTAGATAATTACCTCCTAGCTCAGGATTCAAGAGCATTAAGAGAAAGAATAAAAGAATTAAGTCCGGACGTAGATTTAACTTTTTTTCCCGAAAATGGGGACAATCGAGTCGATATTCCAATTGGGCTTAACTTTTTTTGGCCTGACCTCTAAAACAGCACCCGAATTTCGATTAGCAGTATTTAAACAGATTCATGAAATCGTATTCCACGGGCAAGGTGGATACGATTGGGATACTGTTTACAATATGCCGTTATGGCTACGTAGATTTACGTTTAATGAAATTCGCACGTACTATGAACAGCAAAATGAGGCCGTTAAAAAACAACAGTCATCTAACGCTAAAAGTTTAGTTAGTCCTGATGGTACAGTAAATACCCCTGAGTTCATGAAAGCATCCAAAGAATTTAAAGGTAAAACAAACTATAAATAATCATATTTATAACATATACCTTAATAATATATGGCTAGTCAGGAAGAATTAAATAGGCAAAATATGATTAATGATGCTCTTGAAAGACGAGTATCTTTAGAAAGAGAATTAGTTGATATATTGTCTCGTAGAGTAGGAATTGACAGTCAAAATGTAATTGCTCAACAAGATATAGGAAATACTCTTGTAGACCAATTAAAAAATCTAAAGGGTCATGTTCAAGAAAAAAGATCTATACGTAATATTACCACCCAATTAAATAATTTATCTAGAGAAGCATATAGTATAGGAGTAGAAACTTTAGGAAATGAAAAAGAAAGAAATAAAGTCTTAAAACAAATTTCCGATACTGAATCTAACATCAGGCTTTTAAATCTCCAAAGAGCAGAATTTGCAAGAAAAGCTCTAACTGCTACAGGAGAAGAAAGAAGACTATATGAAGCTATAACTAATTCCCTTGAAGAACAAGTACAAGAAGCTACAGATCTTAATAAACAATTAAAAGAAACAATAGCACTATCAGAAAAAATATCTAATAATTTTGGAGTAAAAACATTTGGTGCTCTTTCAGACATAACCAAAAGTATTCCAGGATTAAAAAGATTTTCGGAACCATTCCAACAAGCAAATGAAGCTGCTAGAGAAACTGCTACTCGTATGCAAAGAATTAATGCTGAGAGAATTAAAGCAGGTAGATCACCTATGTTTAGTGAGAGTAAAATAAATCTTGCGGGTATACAAGCTGGTATAAAATCTTTAGGTCCTGCTTTAACAAAAGCTCTTAGTCCTGTTGTTCTAATAGTAGAACTTATTAAGGGTATAACACAAGCCGATAAAGAAACTACCGAACTCCAAAAATCTATGGCTTTATCTAAAACTGAAGCCGCAGACTTTAGATTAAATTTGGGAATGGCTGCTTCTGCTTCAGGGGATATTAATATTACAGCTTCTAAATTATTAAAATCATTTGGTGAATTAAATAAACAATTTGGTTTCATAACTAATTTCGCTACTGACACATTAGTTACAATGACTAAATTGACGGGTGTGGTAGGGGTTAGTTCTGAATCTGCAGGAAATTTAGCTGCTGCTTCCGAAATTACAGGTACAAGCTTTGAATCTAACTATAAAGATGTACTAGCTACAAGTTATGAGCTTCAAAGACAATCTGGAGTTCAAATGGACTTAAGAGACATTTTAGAACAAACAGGTAAAGTAACAGGTACTGTTAGAGCTAATTTAGGTGCTAACCCTGTACAAATAGCTAAAGCCATTACACAAGCTAAACTATTTGGTGCTTCATTAGAACAAGTAGCAAATGCTGGTAAATCTTTACTTGACTTTGAAGCTTCTATTACTGCTGAATTGGAAGCAGAATTATTGCTAGGCAAAAATATAAATCTTGAAAGAGCAAGAGCAGCAGCTTTAGCAGGAGATCAAGTTACATTAGCACAAGAATTACAGAAAGAAGCTGGTAATTTCTCCGACTTCACCAAAATGAACGTTATCCAGCAAGAAGCATTAGCTAAAGCTATGGGAATGACTTCAGACCAATTAGCTGATATTCTATTCCAACAAGAGGTACAAGGTAAATCTGCTAAAGAATTGCGAGCATTAGGTAAAGAAGATTTAGCTCAAAGAGTAGAAGCTCAAGATCTTCAAACTAAGTTTAATGCTACTGTAGAAAAATTACAAGGAATATTTGCAGATGTAGGTACAGCAATTACCCCAATATTACAAATACTTGGATCAGCTCTATCTATAGTAGGAGCATTAGTTGGATTAATAGGTGATATTGTTAAAATGTTCCAAGGAGATTTTAGTTTCTCAGGATTTACAGGAGGATTAAAATCTGCAGCATCTGGAATAGTAGGAGCATTTGGAGCAACCACAACTGCTGATGATGCCATAATACCTGCAGGCTATGGTGATACTATAATTAAGAAAGGTAAAGATACTATAGCATTAAACAATAACGATACAGTTGTAGCAGGTACTAATCTAATGGGATCAACTCAAAACGCTCCTGTTCAAGACAACACCGAAACAAAACGTACTAACCAATTACTAGAAAGATTACTAAATCAACCTGCAGTATTTAAAATTGGAACAGATGAATTCTATACAGCTACCTCAAAATATAGCTATCAAGTTCAATAATATTTAATATTTATAATAAATTAAACCTCACACACAATGGCATTATTAGATAAATTACAAAAAGACGGTACAGTATTAACCCCTTTAAGAGGTACTAGACCAACAGCCACTCTAGTAAAAGATGTAATCCAGGTAAATGATACTTTTTCTAAAGGACAATACCAGAATTATGTTGTTAATACCCCTAGATCTTTAGATCTTACAGGTAACAAGTAATATTAAATGGCGTTAATAAGCCGAAATACAGACCTAAAATCTTTACGGTACGGAAAGGATCGAGTAGGTGGTGGGGCAAGTAATCAACCTTACATCAAATCCCCTATCCCTGAAAATAGAAACCAACTAGACCGTAGTGGGGGAATTGACTTTCTCTTACGTGGTGGAACGTTAACCCCCTCTAGAGCTGCTGAGGATGTATCTAGATTAACTAAAATGTTTGTTGATTTTAAGTCTCCAAACGGGGCACTTTTTACTGCTAAACAAAATCTATTATCTAGAACAGGTGTAAAAACACAAGCTAGTGGAATTTTGAATGAAGGTATTTATTTACCTACCTCTACTATTTTACAAGCAGGAGGAAATGCTTTTGGACTCCATTTAAACAAACAAGGTATAAACCCATTCAGAGATACCTCCCCAGATAACAGTACAGGCAGCTTATTTGGGTTAAGAGATCCTTTAGGGTTAAATGTATATGCCCAAGTTATAAAAAATACTCAACCCAAAAAAGACAATAGATTAGTTCAATTAGCTAATAGAAAACTTGGTGTATCTCCTGATAGTACTTCTACAACTCCATTATCTCTTTCTCCTCTAGGGGCAATTGTAAATGTAGTTTCTAATATTTTATCTACTTCCCCACAAATTTCTTCTAACCCTAATGAAATTTTAAATTATGGAGGTGGACCTGGATCTATTTTAGGTGTAGGGAAAACATCTATAAAAAGATATAGTTTTACAGATGAAGGAAAAACTAAAGCTGAAGTTGCTCCTAAATCTACAAAAAACGTATATGGTAAAACATTCTTTCCAAATATAACACCTACCCAAACTGTTTTAGGAGGTGTTTTTGCTCTTGGAAACGCTTACCGTTCAAATCTATACACTAATACAAATAGTGGTTTAGATTTCGATAAAGTAGGAAATGATATTTTTAAAGGCAAATATTATGTTTTAGATTCTTCAACTGTATTTAAAAAAACAAAAAACGAGCTTTCTTCAGAAAATACCCAAATATCAGATTTTAGAACCCAAATCCCTTCAACTCAAATATTTGCAGGAGGAAAAAAGAATATATTATCTGCAGCTCCCGATTACACAACTAAAAATATTGAAAATAGAGTTAATTTAGGAGATCCGGGTAAGAGAAGTAAAGATGTTTCTAGTTATACTAAAGGAACAGGAGATAAATTAACTAGGGATTTAATCACAGCTATGCCTTTATACAAATCTGCTAAAGCAGATCATGGGGGAGATAGAAATGATCTAGTTAAATTTAGTATAGGCATTATAGATAATGACTCTCCCAATAATAGAACATATATCCACTTCCGTGCATTTTTAGATTCAATGGATGATAATTACAATGCAGAATGGAACAATTTTAAATATATGGGTAGAGGTGAAAACTTCTTCAGATATAATGGATTTACACGCAATATAAACTTAAGTTGGACTGTAGCAGCTCAATCCAAAGAAGAATTGATACCTATGTATCAAAAATTAAACTTTTTAGCTTCATCTTTAACACCTGACTACTCAGCTAATGGATACATGAGAGGTAACTTAGCAGTGCTTACAGTAGGAGGATATTTGTTTGAACAACCTGGCATTATAAACAGCATAAACTACTCAGTTCCAACTGAATCTCCATGGGAAATTGGAATAAGTGATACTGCGGGATTTGATCATACTGTTAAAGAAATGCCTCATATGATTAAAGTAACAGGATTTAGTTTTACCCCAATTCAAGAATTTGTACCTAAATTACAGAAAAATACATATGAAGGTGTTTATGGTAATAAAAATGGTAATGATCTTAGAAAAGTTATTAGTGGGTTTGGAAAAGAAAGATATATAGCTTTATCCCGAGATACAGATCCTAATGCTACAACTACAAATTATAATCCACCTAATGATTATACTTTTGGAGTTAAAGGTATAGCCGTAAATAAACCTCCTTTACCAAATCCAAATCCACCACAAATCCCAACTTCTCTTGCTAGAAGAAGCTCAGCTCTTAATGCTGTTCCTGTTCCTGCAAGAAATTCAGTTGTAGCTTCACCTGTTCAACCCCCAATTAATACTAGTGCGGCTATAGAAGATGCTAGACGGGCTACTCAAATAAGAAATCTTCGATTTTAATTTTTACATAATACATGAACCGTTACAAAAATATACCTATATTTAAAAATACAACTGGAAAGCAATATTATGGTACTACTAAGTACCCTGAACTTCCTTTGGATTTTAATGACATTTATGTATATTCAACTGTAGGTGATAGATTTGATATATTAGCATTACAATATTATAGTGATTCTACTTTGTGGTGGGTACTTTCAATTGCAAACACTAACTTAACACAAGGTTCATATTATATACCCGAAGGATCCCAAATTAGAATACCCGCTAATATTAGCAGAATTATGGCCCAATACAATGCGTTAAACTCAATTTAAAGTTATGGATAGTAATATAGTAGGAGAAGAAATTGAAGACTTTGTAAGTAAACAAATTAACATAAGACAATCCAACCAATTTGGGGGTTATGGAACTACTCTTAGAACTAATGATCAACTTCAATACCTTAATAACAGAAATGCTTGGATAAAATTAGCTTCTTCAGTTGATATTCTAGAAGGTGATATTATTACCCCATTAACTGGATCAACTACTCCTAGTGGGGGGAATGGAGCTGGAACTTCAGGTGGGGGACTTACTGGGGGTAATATATTTACCCCAGGTAGTGGGTTTAATCTAGGAAATACAAATACAGGTACAAAATATACGACAGGCCTCCTGACTCCCGGTGGAATACCAGGATTAACTAATGTTACTGTAAAAAATTACAAATCCCAAAAACTTCGAGATATAAACATAGAAAATCCAGAAAAATATTCTGGTAGCAAACTTGCTGAATCCGCAATTTTGTTCAATACCTTATCTTCATACACAAACTCTACCTCCCCACTTAATTCTACACGTGCTGGTATTTCAAATAATACCAATTTATGGAATAATTCTTTTGCTTATGGGATAGGAGGAACAGATTATGGAATTCAACCACCTCCTGGTATTATAGGAGCTACTGTTGATTCTTTAAACCGGGGTTCTATTCGAAAAGCTACCGTAACTCTTAAAGCTCACAATAAATTTCAATTTGATATCATTGAATTACTCTATCTAAGATTAGGGTTTACAATGATGCTAGAATGGGGGTGGGATAGATACCTTGACAATGAAACTGGAACTATTCAACCTGTTCGAAATACTATAATTGAAGAAAAATGGTTTACTTCTAGTGGTATTTCTCAAATCAAAATGTTAGGTTATATCCAGGATAAACGTAATGAATATGACGGAAATTACGATGGATTTTTTGGTAAAGTATCTAACTTTACCTGGAATTTTAACCCTGATGGCTCATATGATATTTTAATTGACTTAATTACACTTGGGGATGTTATTGAATCTTTAAAAGTAAATACTTTTTCTAAAGGATCTTTTATCAATGTTGGTGGTACTTCTACTACAAACATAATTGAATCCACCATCGATTCAACTCCTTCATTAGGAATAAGTACTACAGGTAATATAGCAAAAGCTGCATCCGTAAGTACCATTGGGTATTATTTATTTGAAAAAGTAAAAGAACTAAATAGTAAGGCAGCTGTTTATAGACTTCCGGGTTTTAATAAATTAGTGAATGCAGATGATGGTTCTTTACTTTATTATAAAATTCCTTCCACTAAAATAACGGGGCAGGGTAGGGGTCAAAAAACCTCTACGGTAAACGACGGAAACGATCAATATTACGTAAGATTAGGAGAATTTTTATCCCGATTAGAAAGTTTAATAATTCCTTTAGTACAAAATGGAGGTAATACTAGTGATTCCCACCCCCAATTAAGCATAAACTATATTACTGAAGAAAATTTAATTTCATTTTTCCCAAATCAAATATCTTTTGATCCTAAAATCTGTATCCTCCGACCACTTATTGCATACGGAGACATATCAGGTATAAATTACTTGGATGAACTAGCAGACTTAGATTTATATGCTAATGTTGATGTTGAAAATGGAACAACTCAGGTATACGGATCTTTAATGAGTTTGTACATGAATTTTGAATTTCTATCTCAATTAATTATTGCTAATGGAGGACCTAATCAAGAGTTATCTGTACTTAAATTTATGCAAGGTTTGTGCGATGGGATAAACGATGCTTTGGGAGATGTTAATAAACTAGAACCCATAGTAAAAAATGATCGTATTGTTACTATAATAGATCAAACTTTATCACGAATGCCCCCCAAGGACATAACTAATTTAGAAGTATATGGTTATAATCCCACTAGCCAAACTTCTAATTTTGTAAAAGATATAAAATTTGTATCTAAAATTACCCCACAGTTAGCTTCTATGATTAGCATTGGGGCTACAGCCGCGGGCAGCAATACCTCTGAAATAGATGGAACAGCATTTTCAAAATGGAGTGAAGGTTTAATAGATAGATTTACAGAATCAACATCAGAACCTAAGGGTATTTCTTCTGAGCTTGATATTAATATTGATGAAGAGAAATTAAAAAATGAATTTATTGATGATTTTCCTCTAGCATATAGTGCAGCTCAAAGATTTACTATGAGGATAATTCAAACCGAAAGATGGGCACGATTACAAAAATGGGGATATTTTAAAGATCTTAAAAGAATAACTAATCCTTATTATGAAGGCATATATAATCAAGCAATGGATTTGCAAAAATTTATTGCTTCAGCCAGTGAAATTATAAAAAATAAAAGAAAACAAAATATATACCAAACTAATGATCTCCCAGAGTTAGTAAATAACAATTATGCTGTGTATTTAACTTATGCTTTTGGGGGAACTTTATCCAATATATTAATTCAAAGAACTACAACACCTCAAATTAGAGGTGGGGGTAGTCGAGGAATTTATACTCCTAAGGAAGTAAAATCCCCATTTACTTGGAAAAAAGAAGAGGCTCGTTATTTACAATACAATGATACTTTTATTGCTCAAGGTAAAGGAGTTTATAAAAACTATTTAAATATTTTAAATAATGAAAGGTACAAATCTGAAAATCTTCCATCTAGTAATATTGGATTTATTCCCTTATCCTTTGAATTAGTTCTAGATGGAATATCGGGTATAAAAATATATAATAAATTAAATATTAACAATACCTTCTTACCTACAAATTACCCACAATCATTAAAATTTGTTATAACTAAAGTTAACCATAACATATCTAATAATAGTTGGGATACTTCATTATCTACTATTTCTATACCAAATACCAAACCTTATCCTCTTAATCTTCCCAACGCTTTATCTACTTCAGTAAATACCGAAAATACAGGTGATATAAATAATTCAGAGGATATTAAATCATCATATCCGGGGGTTCCACTTTTAGATCCACCTCCACCAACAAACCTTCTTCCATATGAAGAGGCAGTTAGAATTCTAAAATCAATTACAAGCTTAAGTCTTGCTAAAGCAGTATTTGCAATAATGATAGCAGAATCCTCAAAAAAGGGTAATGCCTTTAGTTCTGCAGGAGGTTATAACTATGCTGGAGTTCAAACTGATACTGGAAGGTGGGGGACAAGTGTTGATAAATACATTATAGGAAGATTTAGAAGACGAGATGCAAAAAGAGTAAGAGAATTTGCAGCTTTTAATAGCCATCGAGATTTTCTTGAATTCATGATAAACAGAATTGGAGCTAAAGGTTTTGATGGAGAAAATGGTGATAGCTGGACTTCTACTTATATTTGTAAATGGTGGTGGCCTGCAAAATGTAGTGAATACAAGAAAGGCACTACAGACTATAACAATAAACTAGCTATATATAATACAGCTATGAGAATATTTAACCAATACTAAGTATACAAAAATGTATTTCCCAAAATCCCAAGTTAAAACTAATCTATATACTAA